CCAGGTGCAAATACTGAGTCAGTAGACTTAGCTATTGATAATATAGTAGGATTACCTACTCCTGATGCTTCTTGGCTTGGGTTAGTTGTTGAGTGCTGGGATAGTACAGAAACAACTAAAAGAGGTGTTGCGATAATAACAACAGTAACAAGTAGTACTCAAATCCAATTCACACCATTGAATGATGATATAAATTCTGATGAAGATGATGTGTTTCATGTAGTTGGTAATGCACATGGTGAAGGTGGTTACTCACCTGAAGCTTGGGCAGATGAACTTAAAGTAGTTTATAACTCTTGTCAGATTTTCAAGAATCCTCTTGAAATTACTGGTACATTGTTAGAAGCAGCTTTAAGAGGTGAATCATCTGAACTAGCTAGGTTAAGAATGCAGAAATCACAAGAACACAAAATCCAAAAAGAAAGAGCTTTCTTATTTGGTAAACGTGTTGGTGGTACTGGATTACAAGAGTCAGCATATGGTGATGGTTATAATGATACTAATGCAGATGAAACATTTGCAGACGGTGGTATTAACGGTGCTTCTCATGAACCTGCAACACCTAGTGCTTTTAATAAAGGTTCAGGAGCAGGTAAAGTAAGAACTACTTATGGTATTCTTTCAGCTATTGAAGCTTATGGTGAAGCTACAACAACTCATGACTATCAAAACATATTCACAGCATCAGAAGCAAGTTATACATATGCTAACTTTGTTGATGATATGGAAAAAGTATTCCAATATGTTCCAACTTCAGGTGTTAAGAAAGCATTTGTTGGAGCTGGTGCATTAGGATACTGGTCTAAGATAGCTGGTAACGCTGGGTTCGCTGGTAACAATGGTTGGACTGTTAACATGGGTGATATGAAAAGAGATGCTCTAGGGTTTAATTATAGAACTTTAGAAACACCTCATGGAATGCTACAAATGATTCCTACTCCTGCTTTACGAGGACCATATAACAAATACATGTTAGTTGTTGATGATGACAATCTATTTCATTCACAGTATAGAGCTTCAATGTATCAAACCAATATCAAAACTGATAATGCGTATGATGGCGTTAAAGATCAATACATGTCTGATGAGGGAATTGGAATCACTAACATTAACTCACATTCGTTAATTAAAATCACAGCGTAAGGGGGGCTAAAAAATGGCTAGACCTTATATCGGTGGAACAAATGGTGGAGTTAAAGCAGTTAATACTGACGCAACTTTACAATTAGCAGATTCAGGCAAAGTTATATTTATGACTGAAGGTGCAGCAGCAATTGATATTACATTGCCTGCTGTCACTAATAAAGGATATGAAGCTAAGTTTATATTAACAGCTTCTCCTGCTTCAAATGACATAGATGTAGTTTCGGCTGAAGGTGATAATATCAAAGGAATCGAATTTGCAGATGCAGATACTGCTGCTGCTACCGATTCTGATTGGGATAAAGTTACGTTTAGTACTAACGCAGTTGCAGGTGATTACATGACAGTAGTTTCAGATGGAACTAGCTGGTATGCTCATATATTCACTTCAGCTGATAATGCTACTACTCAGACTGATTAATTAGTTTAACAGAACTAGGAGCAAGTCGTATAAAGGGCTTGCTCCAAATCTGCAACAAAGGAAACTATGGACTTTAAAGATAAAATAACATATTATATAAGTACAACAGACGGATACACTGACGCAGAAGCGCAGCAATACATTATTGATGGTTGTTATGATGTGTATAGAAAGTTTAAATCGTTAGAAGGATCAGACACTGCTCAAAAGTTTGGAGTATGGTCAGATCCTGCTATAACAAATGGAACTGCTATAGATATAGACGAAGTACATGAAATTATATATGTACAAAGAAACGGTATACCTGCTATACAAGTTAGCCCTAGCAATATACATAAATATACAGATGTTGATTCAATGCATTATGCTTCAGCTAATGATCCTGTATATTATTTTCAAGAACAATATATGACTGTTAAACCAGCACCAGATGGATCTAATCCTTTATATTATATATTTTTACCAACATATGCAGTAACAGCTTATGATGGTCCAACTTCATCAATAGATAAGTTTCCAGCAGAGTATTATGATTATGTATTAAAATACGCTGCTTATAAAATAGCAGAAGCATTAGCACATAATTATATGGAAGATGAAGAAGACGCAGAATTAAATCAATTGATGACTGGTAGAGCAGGAGCTCTAAAAGTAGAATATATGGAAATGTTTTCAACAGGAGGAACAGAACAATAATGACTTTAAAGCAAATGATAGAAGTAATAAAAGAACAACATCCTGAAGTATCAGATCAAAGAATTGTACAATTATTAAATCGTGCAAACAGAGAATTTAGTATACAATCTAGAGTATCAAACAGCTCTTATGTAGTATCAGGAGGTACAGTAAAAAATCAAACATATTATACTTTACCTACTGCTATCACAACAATAGAAGATGTATACATTAATAAAGAATGCGCTGATAGATTAGCAGGTAAACCAAAGAAAGAGGATGAGGATTTAACTTAATGGCGAAAGATAGATTTGGATACGGTACTGAAAAAATTACTGAAAGAGAATTTAAAGATGCATTAAAACATGAATTGATGATGATGAAGATGGCTGAAAATGATTACGAAGTATTAAGAAATGATTCTAAAATAACAAAAAGATTTCTGAAAGGACAAGTAGGAACATTTAAAATGAATCCAAATAGACCAGAATTAAAAATTATAACAGATTATTTTATGCAAAATCCTAAAATGGCTGGTAAAATGATACAGTCCGATGAAGAATTTTGGACTAATATGAGAATGCATTTATTTCCTCAACATGAAAAAAATAGATGGGGAATGAGTGAAAAAGATTGGAACAATAGAAATAAAGGATTTATAGGAAGGATGTTTTCATAATGGCTAAAGATAGATTCGGATATGGTAATGAATGGGAAGATAGAGGGTATTTTAGCAGGTCTATTCAATCTGCACCTCTTCAATTAGGTACAGGAGCAGTTAGTATAGCTCATGCAAAATGGATGTTAGATCCAAGAAGACCTAATCAAACTCATGCAGCTAGAAATGTTGCTTTAAATAAAGAATTATATAATTTAAAACCAAGTGGTACAAAAATAAACTTTTTAAACAATACAGCTTGGTATAATCAAATGATTCCTGGAATGGGCAGTGCATATGATCCAACTAAAAATACTGTTAATGTAGCTTCTAAGTTTAAGTCTAATTTTGATCCAGGTATATTTGCTCATGAATTAGGTCATGCAGAACAATTTAATAAGGGTGGTAAGTTTACTAAATTAAATAATAAATTACAGACCCCTAGTAGAATGGCATTAAGTTTTGGAATAATACCACAGCTTTTTGCTGATAATCAAGAAAGAGCTAAAGGATATGCGCAGTTAGCAACATTAGCCTCAGCACCTACAATAATAAATGAGTTTGACGCATCTAGAAGAGGTAGAAACTTACTAAAAAAGGCAGCTAAAAAATCAGGTAATAAATTATCATTTTTACAATCATTAGCACCTTTTAAAGGAATGCCAAGTTATTTATTGACAGCAGCCTTACCTTTATTGTATTATAATTATTTAAATAAAAGAGGCGCTTACAAACAAGAAGGACAAAAAACAGTTAATAAGAAATGGGGTGCATAAATGGCAGTATTAAATTCAAGTGGATATGTATGGTGGATAGAACGTGGTAAACTAGCAATTGGTACTACATCTACTTATGGATCAGAAGTTTCACCCCCATCTAAAGCAGGACATGTAGTTAGAGTATATGGTAAAGAAATAGCTACTATAGATAATGGCGGTGGTACTGAATTAAGTAAATTTAGTACTGGTAGTTCAATTAACTTAGCAGAGTATTCTAAATTACCAGAACAATTTCATGATGCTCTTGTTGCTAAAGTAATAGAATATTTATATAGAAAAAATGTAGAAGGTATACCTCTAGCTGATTATTGGAGCAAAGTTTATATGGCTCATTTAATAGAAGCTAAAAAATATGCTAATTCAAGGAGATTAGACACAGGTTTTAATATTAAACAACATGACATGTAGGAGTTTTAATGACGACTTGGAATAGAGATGATTCAGATTTAACTACCGTATTAGGACTTAACTCTACTACTGTTGGAAATATACGTATTACAGGAAACACTATAGGTCATTCTTCTGATACAGATATACTTACCTTTGCAGAAAACACATTAGATATAACAGCATTAAACGTAGATATTAACGGTAGTCTTGATATTAAAAATTCTGCTGGCAATACAACATATGTTAGTTTATCTAGTTCTGGTATTTCTGGTACATTAATTACAGCAGCACAACCAAATATAACTACAGTAGGTACAATTGGAACAGGAGTTTGGAATGCTACTGCGTTAACAGCAGCTAAAGTACCTGATCATGATAACTTAAATGGATTTGTTGTTAATGAACATTTAGATTGGACAAACAATCAAGGTTCTGCGAATATACATCAAAGTAATATACTATGGGCAAATGGACAATCATTTGATAATGACAATGCAGGTATTGTTCCTAATCCTGGATCTACAGGAACTACTACAAAATATTTAAGAGAAGATGGTAATTTTCAAATACCTCCAGATACAAACACACAGTTAAGTACAGAAGAAGTACAAGATATAGTAGGAAATATGTTTTCTCTTAATACTGAAGTAAGAATATCAGCTACTTATGTAGATGGAGGTGTAGGAGCAGGTAAGATAAACTTAGAAGTAGATGATTTAAATACTGATACAACTTATACAGGTGGAACAAATTTAACATTAGATGGAACAACTTTTAATGTAGATGATGCATTTCTTATTAATAGTGGAGATGATTCAACAAGTGGAGTTATAACAGCAGGTGGTTTTACAACTACTGGTACTTGGACATTTGATACATCAGCAGGTGGTACTACAGGAATTACAAACGTAAATGTAGGAAGTGCGTTTACAGATAGTGACACTACAATAATGAGTGCAGGTGCTAT